AATTGGTATTGTTATAGGGTTGCCTCGTGCAAGAATGTATAATGAAATCAAAGAGGGGTTAGAAGTTATTGTACATCACAATATATTTAGGAGGTTTAGAGATATACGTGGTCAAGAAAAAAATAGTAAAAACTATTTTGAAGAGGATATTTATTTAGTGCAACCGGATCAAATATACGCTTACAAAGATAAATCCGAATGGAAAGCATTGGAGGGATTTGTTTTTGTAATGCCTATAAAAGAAACAGATAAAATTTCTATAGAAAAAGAAAAGCCATTAATTGGTATTGTAAAATACGGCAATAATAATATAGAGGTTGATACACTGGTTGGCTTTAAACCAAATTCAGAATACGAGTTTATAATAGACGGGCAAAGGTTATACCGAGTTCCCATGAATGCAATTACAATTAAATATGAATATCAAGGAGACGAAGAAGAATATAATCCAGGCTGGGCACAGAGCAGTTGAGGAATTAATTAAAGTAGCTAAGGAAGCTATTGTAGATTCGGACGATGATATTTCAGCTGATAGATTAAAAAATGCGGCAGCCACAAAAAAGTTGGCTATATTTGATGCCTTTGAAATATTAAGCAGAATTGATGAGGAACAAAGGATAATTGAAAACAAACCGAAAGAAGAAGTTGAGCAAACAACTTTTGGTGGGTTTGCAGAAAGAAGATCTAAATAATGTACGAGCAAAGTTTATATAGTGTAATAACACCAATTAAACAAACTACTTTATCTAGACTAAATAAGAGTAAGAAATGGAAGTATGGTTATAACAAGGAACATGACGTAGTTGTTATAAGTAAGTCGGGTCAAATCGGAGAAATATATAATATACAAAATCTGAAGATAGCTTTGCCAAAAGCACCAGCAAAGTTAGACAAATCAAATGACAAGTGGACGCCCGCAGAATATCCAAAGGAATTAAAACTAATTAAAAGTATATTTGATTGGAGAGAATATCCCGAAGAGTTCAAATTAAAATGGGGCACATATATCGATGAACAGTTTAACAAAAGAGAAAAAGGCCATTGGTTCAATAATAAAGGTGTGGCTACTTACATTACTGGTACTCACTTTATGTACCTGCAGTGGTCCAAGATTGATGTTGGGAAGCCAGAGTTTCGGGAAGCAAATAGATTATTCTACATTTTCTGGGAAGCTTGTAAGGCTGACGTACGATCCTATGGAATGTGTTACCTTAAGAACAGGCGTTCTGGGTTTTCATTCATGGCAAGCGGAGAAGTCGTTAATTTGGCGACCATATCCTCTGATTCAAGATATGGCATTTTATCGAAGTCTGGGGCTGATGCCAAGAAGATGTTTACCGATAAGGTGGTACCCATATCAGTTAACTACCCCTTCTTTTTCAAGCCCATCCAGGACGGAATGGACCGTCCAAAGACCGAGCTTGCCTTCAGAGTCCCCGCGTCCAAGTTCACCAGACGTAAACTTGACAGTAACACCACCGTCGAAACCTTATCGGGTCTCGACACCACGATCGATTGGAAGAACACCGGTGACAACGCATACGACGGGGAGAAGCTTAAACTTCTCGTCCATGACGAATCGGGTAAATGGGAAAGGCCGAACAACATCCTCAACAACTGGAGGGTTACGAAAACCACATTAAGATTAGGTAGTAGAGTGATAGGTAAGTGTATGATGGGGAGTACATCAAACGCTTTAGACAAAGGTGGTGACAACTTTAAAAAATTATATAATGATTCAGATGTCACAAAAAGAAACGCCAATGGACAGACTCGCAGCGGATTATATTCTTTGTTCATACCTATGGAATGGAACTACGAAGGATTCATTGATTCTTATGGCATACCTGTATTCAACACACCAGAAGAAGAAAAAGTTGGGCCATACGGGGATGTTATAGACGTCGGAGTTATAGAGCATTGGAATAATGAAGCTGAAGGTTTAAAAGGCGACCAGGATGCCTTAAACGAGTATTACAGACAGTTTCCACGCACAGAAGAGCATGCGTTTAGAGATGAAACTAAAAATAGTATATTTAATTTAGTAAAAATATACGAACAAATAGATTACAACGAAGATTTGCGACATAGCAACGTATTAACTCGCGGTAGTTTTATGTGGGAAAATGGTATTAAAGATTCAAAAGTAATTTTTACACCAAATCCAAATGGAAGATTTTTAATAAGTTGGACTCCTTCTTATGAGTTACAAAATAGGCAAGTAATAAAAAATGGAGTTAGATGGCCGGGATTAGAACACGTGGGTGCTTTTGGTTGTGACAGTTACGATATATCAGGCACAACAGACGGCAAAGGTTCTAAAGGCGCGTTGCATGGGTTAACTAAATTCAGCATGGAGGATGCACCCCCTAGCACATTTTTTTTAGAATATATAGCAAGACCGCAAACAGCTGAGATGTTTTTTGAAGATGTTTTAATGGCTATAGTATTTTATGGAATGCCAATATTAGCGGAAAATAATAAACCTAGGTTATTATATTATTTAAAAAGACGCGGTTATAGAGGATATTCAATGAATAGACCTGACAAATTATGGAACAAGTTATCAGTTTCAGAAAGAGAAGTTGGCGGAATACCTAACTCAAGTGAAGATATTAAGCAAGCTCACGCAGCTGCTATAGAAATGTATATAGATAAACACGTAGGATTGCAATCCAATGGTAACTACGGTTCTATGTATTTTACAGACACATTAAATGATTGGGCTAAATTTGATATAAATAATAGAACAAAATTTGATGCGGCTATAAGTTCGGGATTAGCAGTAATGGCTTGTCATAAAGATCTGTATAGACCAACAAATAAATTACAAAGATCACCTATTAATTTAAGCTTTGCAAAGTATAAACAAGATGGTGAATTATCAAAAATAATAAAATAGTAATATGGCCAGAGGCGTAGTAAATAGTTTTTTTCCAACCCAAGTCGCAAGTGATGCAGAAAAAATGTCGATGGAGTATGGGCTTCAAGTGGGAAGAGCAATTCAAAACGAATGGTTCTCTAGCAATTCCGGTACAACTCGTTTTCAAAGTAATCAAAATACTTTTCACAATTTACGATTGTATGCGCGCGGAGAACAACCTATCCAAAAATACAAAGATGAATTATCTATTAATGGTGATTTATCTTATTTAAATTTAGACTGGAAACCAGTTCCTATTTTATCTAAATTCGTAGATATTGTAGTTAATGGTATTGCTGACAGGGCTTTTGATCTAACAGCATATTCTCAAGATCCATATGGTATAAGCAAAAGAACAGCTTATATGGAATCTATAATAAGAGATTTACAAACAGAGGAGTTAAATATATTTGCACAAGAACAATTTGGTATTAATCTGTTTGAAAATAATCCAAAAAAATTACCAGATAGCGAAGAGGAGTTGGACCTTCACATGCAATTAAGTTATAAGCAAGGAATTGAAATAGCCGAAGAGGAGGCTATCAATGTAATGCTCGATGATAATAGATATGACTTAACAAAGAAAAGATACTATTATGATTTAGCGACGCTAGGAATAGGTGCGGTTAAAAATAACTTTACAGAAACCGAGGGTGTAACGGTAGAGTATGTAGACCCAGCTTATATGGTTTATTCCTACACAGAAGATCCATATTTTCAAGATGTATATTATGTAGGTGAAGTTAAGTTTGTTCCTTTAAATGAACTTAAAAAACAATTCCCCAACCTTACTCAAGACCAAATGGAAGAGATACAACAGCAAGGTTCTCAAAATTGGGGTGTATGGAATAACAACATAAGTAATATGTACAACAATAATCGTGATCAAAACGTTGTACAAATATTATATTTTAATTTTAAAACCTACATGAATGAGGTTTATAAAGTTAAAGAAACAGCAACTGGCGCTACAAAAATTATAGCAAGAGATGATTCTTTTGATCCACCTAAAGAAATATTTGAAGAGCAATTTGGAAAAATGCAAAGATCTCTTGAAGTATTATATGAAGGTGTTATGGTATTAGGCAGTAATATTTTACTTAAATGGGAAATGGCTCCTAATATGATGAGGCCAAAAGCTGATGAAACAAAAGTTAAACTAAACTATGCTATTACAGCGCCTAGAATGTATCAAGGCAGAATAGAATCTATTGTAAGTAGATGCACAGCGTTTGCAGATATGATCCAATTAACTCATTTAAAATTACAGCAAGTATTACAAAGAATGATACCAGACGGTGTATATTTAGATGCTGACGGTTTAAATGAAGTTGATTTAGGTAATGGCACAAATTATAATCCGCAA